CGAGATGGCCGCGCGCTTCGACATCGAAAAGCCCATCTTTTCGCCCGAGCAGATCGCCGGCCACGCGCGCACGTGGGCGAACGACAACATCGAGAAGTTCCCGTACCTGCAGGCCAACATGCTCAAGGATGCGGAGGGCAACCCGATTCCCGGCAGCAATGCGCCGGTCGCCTACACCAAGGCCCCGAATGTGCCGCCGGCCATGGCCACGCTGACGCAGTTGGCGGGCGACCTGCTCGGCGATCTGCTGGGCAATCAGGAGGCTGGCGAGCAGGTGCAGTCGAACATCAGCGGCAAGCTAATCGAGCTCGTGCAGAACCGCTTGGACATGCAGGTATTCATCTACATGTCCAACCTCGCCAAGGGAATGAAGCGCAGCGGCGAGGTGTGGCTGTCCATGCAAAAGGAACTCGTCGTCGAGGACGAGCGCCCGATGAAGGTGATCGACGGCAACGGCAACGCCTCGCAGGTCGTCATGAACAAGCCGGCCTACGACCCGGAGACGGCAGAGACCTACACCGAAAACGACCTGTCGCAGGCGGATTTCGAGGTGGACGTGGATGTCGGGCCCAGCAGCACCAGTCGCCGCTCGGCGACCGTGCGCTCGTTGATCGCGATGAAGCAGGGCACGCAGGATCCGGAGACGCTGGCTGTGCTCGACGGCCTGATCATGATGAACCTCGAAGGCGAGGGCCTGGACGAGGCGCGCAGCTTCTTCCGCACCAAGCTCGTTCACATGGGCGTCATCAAGCCCACCGACGAGGAAGCCGCCGAGATGGCGCAGGAGCAGGCCAACGCCCAGCCCGACCCGCAATCGCAGGCGCTGCTTGCGATGGCTGAAGAGTCGAGCGCCAACGCCGCCAGCGCGCGCGCGTCGACCGTGCAGAAGGTCGCCGACGCCAACCTCAAGCAGGCGCAGACGGCCAAGACCTACGCCGAGACGATGGGCGAGCACAACGACCAGGTGCTCGCCAGCACTCAAGCGCTGCATGACATGCTGCAGCCTCCGAAACCGGCCGTTTGAGCAGTCGCGCTGATATTCGAGCGCCATTTAAGCAGTGGCGCTGATAACCGTGTATGCGGCATGCGCGCGGCGCGCGATGGCGGTTTCAGAATCGCGGCCATCCGAACGAACCGAGGCCGGCGATGGGCGTGCAAACCGACGACGACGTGATCGACGACGACCAGCAGACGGTCGACACCGAGGACGACGCGGAGGATCAGCAGCAGGCCGACGCGCCGGCCGACGGCGCGGACTCCGAAGGTGGCGCAGCCGACACGGCTGCCGCGGCCGAGCCCGACGAGGTCGTTGTCGCGATCGGCGACGAGACGCCCGAAGGCGAGGACGACGACAGCGATCCCGACGGCAAGCCGGCCGCGCAGTGGGTCAAGGATCTGCGCAAGAGCAGCCGCGAGAAGGACCGCGCCATCCGCGAGCGTGACCGCGCGCTGAAGGAGAAAGAGGCCGAGATCGCGCGGCTGAAGGGCGCGACCCAGCCCGGCGCCGCCGTCGTCGGCGACGAGCCGACGCTCGCCAGCTGCGACTACGACGAGGCCAAGTTCAAAGCGGACTGGAAGGCCTGGAACGACCGCCGGGCCGCCGCGGAAGCCGAGGCCGAGAACCGGCGCAAGGCGCAGGAGAAGGCGCAAAGCGACTGGCAGGCGCGGCTCGACGCCTACGGCGTGCAGAAGAAGGCGTCGAAGGTGCGCGACATCGATGAGTGCGAGGCCGTCGTGCAGAACGCGCTCAGCGTCGTGCAGCAGGGCATCATCATCAGCGGCGCCGAGAACGCGGCGTTGATCGTCGCCGCGCTCGGCAAGAACCCGGTGAAGCTCAAGGAACTCGCGGGCATTGCCGATCCCGTGAAGTTCGCCGTCGAGATCGGCAAGCTGGAGACGAAATTGAAGGTCATCCCTCGTCGCGCGGCGCCGCCGCCAGACACGCGCGTCGGCTCGACCGTTGCGGGCGCAGCCGCGTTGAATGACAATGAGCTTGCGCGCTTGCAAGCCGAAGCGGACAAGACGGGCGACCGATCCAAGGTTGCCGCCTACATCCGCAAGAAGCAGCAGGCCGCACAGCAGCGGCGCTAGATTCCCGCTGCGATACAAAGGCGCGGCGCCAGCCTCACAACGGCGCCCCGGTCTCACCCACCGCGAACGGGTAGGTCTACAGGCAGCCATCCGGCCTTCGAAGCGGATGAGTCGAGCAGCGCGACGCAAGTCGCCCAGTTCCTCATCCATTTTCGGAGGCCACCATGGTCATCAAGCTCTTCTTGGTCGCGGCGCTCGCGGTCATCGCCCTGGCGGCGTTCTCGCCGCGAACCTTCAAGGCCGTCGGCTACGCGCTGTCGGAGTTTCTGTTCGATCGCATGGTGCGCTCGGGTCTTGTGCTCGGCGCCACGGCGTTCAACAAGCAGGAGACCGTTTTCTTCGACCAGCTGCTCGCCGGCTTCGACGATCTGCTGACGATCGGTCGCAACGTCACGATCTTCAATGCCGATCCGGTCGTGCTCGAGCGCTCGCAGGGCACGCAGATCTGGCGCCCGGTGCCGTACGTCAGCACTTCGACCGACGGCCCCGCCGGCACTGACATCTCGTCGTCGTTCGCCGACGTGACGCAGCTGTCGGTGCCGATCAGCCTGGGCTACGACAAGACCGTGCCCTGGACGATGACCAGCAATGACCTGAACGACAAGATGCAGCGCGAGCGCAAGTACCGCTCCGCGCTGCAGAAGCTGGCCAGCGACATCAACGTCGCTTGCGCCACGGTCGCCGGGCTTCAGGGCACGCTGACGGTCAAGCGCACGGTCGCGGCTTCCGGCTTCGACGACCTGGCCGCCGCCGACTCGCTGATGCTCGAGCAGGGTCTGGTCGACAACGCCTCGCGGCGCTTGGCGGTGCTGCACGCGCGCGACTACAACAACATGGCCTCGGCGCTGGCCAAGCCGCAGACCTCGGCCAACGACAAGGTCAACCGCGCGTATGAGGCGGGCTACGTCGGCAACGTTTCGGGCTTCGACACCTACAAGTCGGACTACACCTACCGCCTGACGGCGGCAGCCGGCGTCACCGTGACCGTCAACGATGCCACCGCGGCCAACCGCCGCTACGTGCCCAAGGCGACGAGCACGGCAACGACCGGCGAAACCGGCAACGTCGACAACCGGTACATGTCGCTGACCATCGCGGTCACCTCGGGCACGGTCAAGGTCGGCGACCGCTTCACGATCGCCGGCGTCAACGCCGTGCACCACATCACGAAGGCGGACACCGGTCAGCTCAAGACCTTCACCGTCTCGGCGATCGTCTCCGGCGGCGGCGGCTCGGGCGTGGTGCAGTTCTCGCCGCCGATCATCGTGGCCGACGGCTCGACGCAGGCCGAGAAGGAGTACGCGAACGTCACCACCACGCCGGCCAACGGCGCGGCGATCACGTTCCTGAACACCGTCTCGAGCAACGTCTGCCCCTTCTGGGACGAGCGCGCGATCGAGCTGCTTCCCGGACGCAACGGCACCGACGAAGACCTCGTCAATGCCGGCGCGGGCGTGATGCGAGGCGCGACCGATCTGGGTGTCGAGCTGATCCTGTACAAGTTCTTCGACATCAACACGAAGAAGTACAAGTACCGCTGCGACACGCGCTTCGGGGTCGGCATGACCAATCCCGAGATGTGCGGCGTCGTGCTGTTCAGCCAGACCTGACCTTGTCTCCTCTCAGGTGAACGCCTGAGCTTCGCTCGGCCGCCTCGTGCGGCCGCTTTTCCAGACACTGGGGAACTCCATGAGCCACACGATGCTCTACCGCTGCCCGGGGCCGCACGCGATCCACGGCGGTCACTTCGACTACACGATCATCCCGGACGCGCAGATCGAAGAAACGCTCGCGCAGGGCTGGTTTCGCACCACGCCCGAAGCGAAGGAGGCTTACGAGGACGCGCTGGCGGAAGCAGTGCTCGCCGCACAGCAAGCCGCCGACAACAAGCCCGCCACGCGCGACGAGCTAGAGGCCAAGGCGACCGAGCTCGGCATCGAGTTCGGCCCGCGCATGAGCGACAAGAAGCTGCGCGAGGCGATCGAAGCGAAGCTGCTCGCCGGCTGACCCCGCCATGTCCTGGACCAAGCGCGAGATCGTCGAAGAAGCCTACGCCGAGCTGGCACTGGCCGGCTACGTCTTCGACATCCAGCCCGAGGAACTGCAGCGCGGCCTGCGCCGGCTCGACACAATGCTGGCGACATGGGAGGCCAAGGGCATCCGCATCGGCTACCGCGGCTCGTCGTCGCAAGCCGACTCTGACCTCGACCAGGACTCCGGCCTGCCCGACATGGCCGTCGAAACCGTGTACTGCAACCTCGCGATCCGCTTGGGCGCGGGTCTGGGCAAGCAGGTGCGACCCGAGACGCGCTTCGCTGCCGCGCAGGGATACGACACGCTGCTATGGCGCGCGGCAGAGCCGCAGTCGCAGCAGATGCCCAATACGCTGCCCATCGGCGCAGGCAGTCGCCTGGCTAGCGGCACACGTCGCCCCTTCTTCCCAACGCCCGACGAGAGCCCGGTGCAGACCGGCGACAACGGCGACCTCAACTTCCTGGAGTGACGCATGGCGATCCAGAACCTGACGCAGGGCACGCCGACAAGCGCGTCGCAGATCCCGTTCTATGACCCGACCAACGGTCAGGACCGGCGCTGTTCAGCGACCGATCTGGCCAGCGTGATCACCGACTCGATCACCTCCTCGGTGATGGTGACGCAGTACGCCGCGCCGGCGGCTACCGGCTTCACTGTCACGCTGTCGCCGCCCACCGATGGCGACAGCGTGTTCCTGCTGCTCACGCCGATTGCCGGCTACGCCGCGGGCACCATCACGCTGCCGGCGCAGGCCACGCTCAGCGATGGGCAAGAGGTGCTCGTGCACACGACGCAGTCGGTCACGACGCTGACGGTGGGCGCCAACGGCGCAACGGCGGTGCTCGGCGCCCCGACGACTATGGCGCAGTACGCCTTCTTCCGCCTGCGCTACGACGCAGTCAACAAGACTTGGTACCGGGTCGGCTGACCTCACGAAAGGACTGCCATGCAATTCCAGCCCTTCAATCCACACTACGGCTCGGGGCAACAGGTGACCCTTGCCGCCGGCACGCCGCAGACGATCAACTTATCGCGCGGCGGCAGTCAGCAGTTCATGGTCTGGAACAGCGGCGCGACCAACAAGCTGTACTTCTGCACCTTCGATTCCAGCGGCACCTCGCGCACGGCATCGGCGACGGACTGCTTCGTGCCTCCCGGCGCGGTGCGCGTCTTCACGCGCGACCGCACGCATGACCGCCTGAGTCTGTTCTCCGCGGCCGGCACGACGGTCGAGGTGATCAACGGCGAAGGGTCGATCTGACATGGCCAAGAAGTTCATCCAGCAGGCGAGCAAGAACCCCGGCGCGCTGCGCAAGTCGATGGGCGCCAAGCCGGGCCAGCCTATCCCGGCGAAGAAGCTCGCCGCGGCGGCCAAGAAGCCGGGCGTGACCGGCCAGCGCGCGCGCCTGGCGCAGACGCTGCGCAAGCTCGGGAAGTGACGCAATGCAGGTGCCGCTGCTCTCGGGGGTCTACGCCGACTCGGCCGGCGACTTCCGCACGCGGCTGCCGCGCAACTATGTCGCGGTGCCGAAGTCGCTCGGTCTGGCGACCGGCTACCTGCGCCCTGGTGACGGCATCGCTCTGTTCGGCACCGGGCCCGGCGTCGACCGCGGCGGCTTCAACTGGAACGGCGTGTGCTACCGCGTCATGGGCACCAAGCTCGTGCGCGTGGACGAGGACGGCGCCATCACGACCCTCGGAGACGTTGGCGGCTCGACGCAGGTGACGATCGACCAAGGCTTCGATCGCATCGCGATCTGGTCGGGCGGCCACCTGTTCTACTGGGACGGCACGGCGCTGACTGTCGTCACCGACCCAGACCTCGGAACCGTGATCGATGGCCGGTGGATCGCCGGCTACTTCGCCAGCACCGACGGGACGAACATCATCGTCACCGAGTTGAACGACCCCACATCGGTCAACCCTCTGAAGTACGGCCCGGCCGAGTCGGACCCTGATCCGATCCTCGCCGTCGACGAACTGCGCAACGAGCTCTACGCGCTCGGGCGCTACACGATTGAGGTCTTCGACAACGTCGGCGGCGACAACTTTCCGTTCTCGGTGATCGAAGGCGCGCAGGTGGCGCGCGGCATCATCGGCACGCACGCCTATGCGCCGTTCGCCGAGACCTTCGCCTTCGTCGGCGGCGCGCGCAACGAGCCGCCTTCGGTGTGGCTGATGGGCGCCGGCACCTCGAGCAAGATTGCCACGCGCGAGGTCGACCAGATCCTGCAGCAGTACACCGAGACTGAACTGGCTGCGATCGTCGTCGAGACGCGCACGGACAAGGGCCACGAGCAGCTGAAGATTCACCTGCCGGACCAATGCCTAGTCTTCGACAGCGAGGCGACGAAGGCCCTCGGCGAGCCGGTATGGGAGACGCTCGATTCGGGGCTCGAAACGCCGTCGACCTACCGCGCGCGCAACCTCGTGTGGTGCTATGACAAGTGGATCATCGGCGACCCGACCAGCAGCGCGCTCGGCACCTTTGATCGCGCCGTGTCGACGCATTTCGGGCAGACGATCGGCTGGGACTTCGGCACGACCATCCTGTACAACGACGGCAACGACGCGATCGTGCATGAGCTCGAGCTCGTTGCGCTGCCTGGGCGCGTTGCGCTCGGCGCCGACCCAACGATCTGGACCTCGTATTCGCTCGACGGCGAGACCTGGAGCCAGGAGCGCCCGATCAGCGCCGGCAAGCAGGGCGAGCGCATGAAGCGTCTCGCGTGGCGCGGCCAGGGCACGATCGGGCAGTACCGCATGCAGCGTTTTCGCGGCACGAGCGATGCGCATGTGGCATGCGCACGGCTGGAGATCCAGGTCGAGCCTTTGATGACGAGGCCGGGCTATGGCCGGTAGCCCCTCGACGCGCACGCAGCGCCTGCCGCGCGAGGAACTCGCCGAGTTCCTTCCGAACCATCGCGCGATCAAGGCCTTCGAGAACCTGGTCGCCGACGTGACGCAGACGCTGCCGCAGGCGATCGCCAGCACGACCGAGGACGCGGGGTCGGTGGTGGCGATGGAGATGTTCCGCCACCGCATGCCCGATCGTCTTCCACAGTTCGACGACGACGCCGGCCGCCTGATCGCAATCCAAGTCTTCGGAGCCTGACACCATGGCCAGCTATTCGCGACAGTTGCTTTCCGGCAGCACCAACGGCAAGCCGATCCCTGTGGCCGCGACGGCAACGCCCGGCACCACGATCCACGCCGTGCTTTCCGGCACGACCGGTTTCGACGAAATCTATCTGTGGGTGTCCAACGTCACGAACGCCGCCGCAACGCTGACAATCGAGTACGGCGGCACGACGGATCCGGGCGATCACGCGGTCAAGGCGCTCAGCATTCCGGCGAACTCGCCGCCGATCCCGATCCTGACCGGCCAAGTGCTGCAGAACGGGCTCAGCGTGCGCGCGTTCTCCGCAAGCGCGAGCGCGCTCAACGTGACCGGCTACGTCAACCGCATCTCCTGATCATGCACCTGCCCGTCGCGGCGCTGCCCGGCGCGCCCTCGCTGCTCCAGGATCCGGCCGCACAGGCTGTCGCGGCGCAGGTGTTCGGGCGCCGCGCGGCATGGTGGAACCCTGGCCAAGCCTTCGTCGTCGCGCAACTGGGCTACACGCCGGCGAACAAGGCGGGCGACACCTTCTCCGGCGATGTCGTGCTCGGCACGCCAGGACTGGGTCTGAAGATCAAGGAAGGGTCCAACGCGCGCATGGGCGTTGCGACGCTTGTGGCCGGCACGGTGACCGTGAACACGACCGCCGTGACGAACAGCAGCCGGATCATGCTCAGTGGGCAGAACGCCAGCGGCACGCACGGTCACCTCAACGTCTCGGCGCGCACGGCCGGCACCAGTTTCTCGATCACCTCGAGCGACGCCGGCGACACGCGTACGGTGGCTTGGATCATCTTCGAGCCTGCCCCATAATGCGCGCATTCGCCGGCGACGTGACAGCCGGCGATAGCTGAGTCCGAAGCGCAGCCAGCAGCGCGTAACCCCGCAAGGGAGCACGCTGCGATGACCCCGGACCAGCGCGAGCCGATTCTGATCGAGCGCCTGCTCGACCTGCGCCTCATCAACGAGACGCTGCGGCATCCGCGCATCTACGCCCACATCAGCGACGACTTCTGTCCGGCGCCGGCCGAGTTCGAGGCCGTGCTCGAGCCGTTCGTGTACGTCGGGTGCTTCCGCGGCACCGAGTACCTGGGCCTGTTCATGCTCCACCCGCACAGCGTCGTGCTGTGGGAGGTACACACCTGCCTGCTGCCTTCCGCGTGGGGTGACACGGCCCTCGACTGCACCGCCGCCTGCGCGGCGTGGATCTGGTCGCACACGAGCTGCGAGCGCTTGATCACCGCGGTGCCGCAGGGCAACGAGCTCGCTGCGCGCCTGGCCGAACGCTCCGGCATGGCCCTGTACGGCACCAACCCCCGCAGCTTCAAGCGCGGCGGCGTGCTCGTCGATCAACGCCTGTACGGCCTCTCCAAGGACTGATCACATGCCCGCAGCCGCCGCCGTCGCCGCCGTCGTTGGCTCATCCATCCTGCAATCGGACGCTCAGCGCAAGGCGGGCAACCGTGCCGCCGATGCGCAGCGCGAATCAGCGCAGATGGGCATCGACGAACAGCAGCGCCAGTTCGACGCGATGCAGAAGCTGCTCGCGCCATACGTTAGCGCCGGCAATGGCGCGCTGTCGGCCCAGCAAAACCTCGTCGGGCTCAACGGCAACGATGCGCAGAGTGCCGCCATCAGCGCGATCAAGTCGTCGCCGCAGATGCAGGCGCTCCTGCAGCGCGGCGAGAACTCGATCCTGCAGAACGCATCAGCCACCGGCGGCCTGCGTGGCGGCAACACCGAGGCCGCGCTCGCACAGTATTCGCCGCAGCTGCTCGCCCAGTTGATCAGCGACCAGTACGGCAAGCTCGGCGGCCTGACGAGCATCGGCGCCAACGCGGCGGCGATGACCGGCAACGCCGGCATGCAGACCGGCAACGCTATCGCGGCACTGCTCGGCCAGCAGGGATCGGCCAACGCCGGCGCGGCGCTCAACGCCGGTGCGGCGCAGCAGAAGGTCTACGGCATCCCGGGCCAGCTCGGTGCGATGTACCTCGGCGGCGGCTTCGGTGGGTTCGGTGGCGCGGGCGCTTCACCTTTCGCGGGCGCGGGCTCCTCCGCACTGGCCGGAGCCGGCGGGACGGCCGGTTCGTCGTTCTTCTCGGATGCGCGCCTCAAGACCGATCTCGTGCGCGTCGGCTCGGCCAACGGCCTGCCGCTGTACCGCTTCCGCTACGTGTGGGGCGGGCCTCCTTGCATCGGCCACCTAGCGCACGAGGTGCGCGAGCGCTTCCCGCATGCGGTACGCGAACACGCGAGCGGCTTCCTGACGGTCGACTACGGAGCGCTCGATGCCTGATCCGGCCAACTACGTCGGCGCCTTCGCCAACACGCCCGACCCGATGCAGCAGTTCGCGCAGGGGCTGCAGCTGGGCAACGCCATGCGCCAGACGCAGCTGCAGCAACAGCAGCAGGCGCTTGCGCTCGCGCAGCAGCAGCAGATGCAGGCGGACCTCGGTGCGCTGGCATCGAAGCCGAGCCCGACCGCGCAGGACTACGCGGCCATCATCACGCGGTACCCGCAGCTGTCCGAGCACTTCAAGCGCGGCTGGGACATCCTCAACGCCGATCAGCAGCAGAACTCGTTGCGCATGGCCACGCAGGCCTACGCGGCGCTGCAGTCGGGCCGCAACGATGTCGCGGCGCAGTTGCTGCGCAACCAGGCGGCAGCGATGCGCAACGGCGGTGATCAGCAGCATGCGCAGGCCACCGAGGACATGGCTCACCTGATCGAGCTCAGCCCAGAGACGGCCAAGACGACCGGCGCGCTGATGCTCTCAAGCATCATGGGGCCGGACAAGTTCGAGTCCACCTTCGCCGGCCTGGGCAAGGAACAGCGCGACCAGCAGCTACAGCCAGCGGCAGTCACGAAGGCCAACGCCGAGGCGAGCAAGGCGGGCTCCGAAGCCGTGACCGCGGCCGTGGCCGCCGGCAACGCGCCGACCGCGACCGAACTGGGCAACCAGAAGACCGCCGTCGAGATCCAGTCCGCACAGCTGAAGCAGGATCTGGATCGCATCGATGCGCAGATCAAGGTTGCCAACAGCGAGACCGAACGCGGCAAGCTGCAGCTCGAGCGCGACAAGGTCAACACGCAACTGCAGCAGTTGAAGCAGTCGCAGGGCTTCCAGGCACAGGACGCCATGGACGCCGTCTCGCAGGCGCTCAACACGGTCAAGCGCATCCGCCAGTCGCCGGGGCTGAGCAGCATCGGCACCGCGACCGGCAAGCTCGCGGCGCTGATTCCAGGCACTGACTCCAAGGACGTGCGCGCGCTCGTGGATACGCTCAAGAACGAGCAGTTCATGACGCAACTGCAGCAGCTGAAGGAGACGAGCGCGAACGGCTCGGCCGGCATGGGCGCGCTGTCAAACGCCGAGGGCGCGCGCCTAGAGAACGCGGTTGCCAGCCTCGACACGGACCAGTCCGTCGAGCAGTTCAAGACGAGCCTCGCGACGATCGAGCAGCTGATGATGAAGGCGCAGTCCAAGCTCGTCTCGCGCGGCAGGCTGCCGACCTCTGGCGAGGCCTTTGTGATGAAGCACCCGGTGTACGGCAACGTCACCGAGGGCCAGATCAACGCGCTGATGCGCCAGTTCCCGGGATCCACGCGCGCGCAGGTCCTCACCTTTCTGCAGCAGACCGGGGGCAAGTGAGCCATGGCCGCCGGCAACGACTTCCCGACCTCGTACCGCGATCCGGTATACGCGCAGCTGGACGCGACCAACGAGCAGCGGCTGGGTCTGCCCGCGGGGATGCTGCAGGCCGTGCGCACCGAGGGCGAGAAGTCCAACAGCGACCAGATGAGCAGCGCCGGCGCGCGCACGGTCTACCAGATCACACCGGCCACGCGCAAGGCGATCCTCGACAAGTACGGCATCGATGCCTACCTGTCGCCGCAGACAGCCTCGATGGGCGCCGGGCGGCTGCTGAAGGAAAGCCTCGACCGCAACGGGGGCGACCCCGAGTCGGCCGTGCGCGAGTACCACGGCGGCACCGATCGCAGCGCCTGGGGCAAGCAGAACGATGCGTACTGGCAGCGCGTGAGCTCCGGCATGCGCGACACCGCGGCCAAGGCGCTGATGCAGCGCTTCGGGCAGTGGCTGCAGGACAACCCCGCCGACGTGCCGCTGCAGACGGCCACGGCCGCGCCGTCACCGGCCCCCGCAGACCTCGCGAGCGGCTTTCAGGCGTGGCTCAGCGGCGCCGGCGCGATCCCGGGCTCACCGGAGGCCGCGGATCGGCAACCGCCGGCATTGGGCGTTGCGCCGCAAGCAGAGCCTGCGGAACCCGGTCTGGCCGACAAGGCAATCGGTGCCGGCGAGGCCTACCTGAACGCGCTCACCGGCGGCGGCCCGGGCGCCGTGGGCTACATCGGCGGCACGCTCAAGGGGCTGGCCGAGTCGATCCTGTCGGGCCAGTTCGGTACGCAGGAAGCCGCCGACATGGTCGAGCGCTCCGCGCAAGAGGGCGCGCGCGCTCTGACCTATCAGCCGCGCACGCAAAGCGGGCGGGAGCAGGCGCAGGCCGTCGGCGAAGCGATGCAGCAGCTCACGCCCGCAGCGATGATGCTGCCGGCACTGCTGCCCGAGGGCGCTGCCGCCGCAACTGCCGCGCCGGCGGCGCGCGCCGTCAAGGCCGTGACGACGCTTCCACGCCGCGCGATCGATGCCATCAAGTCGAGCGCGCCGGAGGCCTCTGCGACACCCGGCACGCTGGGCAGCGCCGGCGCGGCAGCCACCGATATGGCCGCGCAACGCACCGCGACCGCTGAAAGCATGCCGGTGCCGCTGAAGCTCACGAAGGGCCAGGCCACGCGCGATCCGGCCCAACTGAAGTTCGAGGTCGAGACGGCGAAGATGCCGGAGCAGGGCACGCCGCTGCGCCGACGCTATGTCGAGCAGAACGACGGCATCCTGCGCAACTTCGACACCTGGATCGACCAGACCAACGCCGAAGCGCCGAACCTGCGCGCCGTCGGCCAGGCAGTCGACAAGGCACTCGTCGAGCAGGCTGCGCGCGACAAGACCGAGGTCAATGTCGCGTACGCGCGCGCCAAGCGCTCGCCCGAGGCGCAGGCTCCGGTCGACCAGTCCCTGCCGGTGGCGATCGGCGAGGGCGATAACGCGCTGACGAGCACGCCGCTGCAGTTCCTCAACGAGCAGCCCAGCGGGTTGCCGAGCACGGGCCTAGCCGACGCGGCGCGCCAGTACGCGCAAAAGCTCGGCATTGCGGATCTGCAAGACGGCCAACTCGTGCCGCGCGACGGCGTGTCGATTCGCCAGATGGAGGATTGGCGCAAAGCGATCAGCCAAGCCACGGGCTACGAGCCGGCCGACGTGCGCCAGGCCACGATCCTGAAAGCGCTGATCGACGGCCAGACGGAGCCGGTCGCCGGCCCGCTGTTTCGCCAAGCGCGCGCCGCGCGCGCCCGCTACGCGCAGAACTACGAGGACCGCGCGGTTATCGCGAAGCTGCTGGACACCAAGCGCGGCACCTCAGATCGACAGGTTGCGTTCGAGGACGTGTTCCACCACACGATTCTCAAGGGCACGCTCGACGACGTGCGCAATGTGCGCCGCGTTCTGCAGCGCAGCGGCGCCGACGGCAGCCAGGCGTGGCGCGAACTGCAGGGCGCGACGATCCGCTGGATCCGCGACGAGGCCACCAAGGACATCGCAACCGATGCCTCGGGCAATCGCGTCGTCTCGCCGGCTGCACTCGACAAAGCGATCCGCGCGCTGGACCACGATGGCCGGCTCGAGTTCGTCTTCGGCAAGAAGGGCGCGCAACAGCTGCGCGACATCAACGACCTCGCGCAGTACGTCAAGACCGTGCCACCCGAGGCTGCGGTGAACACGTCCAACACCGTCGCGACTCTGCTCGCTGCGTTCGGCGACGTCGCGATCTCCGGCACCACCGGAACCCCCGCGCCCGTGATCACCGCCGCGCGGCTCGCGCTCCGACACATCAAGGACGTGAAGCTGCGCAACCGCATCAATGATGCCCTGAACGAGGCGCAGCGCAAGCAAGCGCCCGGGCAATCCAAACCGGCTGTTCAAGCGCCCGGCGCGGGCGAGACCGTGCACTGAGGGAACACAACATGCTCGCCCTGACCTCGCCCTTGCCGCAGTTCTTCGACGCAGACGGCTCGCCGCTCGACGTCGGGATGCTGTACTTCGGCACCTCGGGCCAGAACCCGGAGACGAACCCCGTCACCGTTTACTGGGATGCCGCCGGGACGCAGCCGGCAGCGCAGCCCGTGCTGACGCTCAACGGCTATCCGGTGCGCAACGGCTCGCCGGCCGTGCTCTACGTGACCGGCGACGCGTCTCTGACGATCCGCAACCGCCGCGGAGCGATCGTCTACTCGACCTCGAGCGTGCTGACCAACGAGCTCGCGCTGCAGCAGCAGATCACGGACTTCAGCAACGCCGCCGACGTCACCAAGGGCGCCGCCTTGG